CCTTGATTAACTTAGTATGAAAGTAGTTAATCTAAAATTCAATCAAAGACTTGCTGCCACGAAAGGCGGTCAGCGTAGCCAAGGAACTCTGCTACTCGCCAAAGGGCGAACATACAGGAGTCCCGCCGGTCTGGTATCAGCCGGCGTTAAAGTCAATGGTCCCGCGCTTAGCTCTGGCGTGAAGGTGAACCAAATTGACGAAGTTGCGTTGGGGAAGGGCCACTCAGAAGTTCGGGAGTGCCTTAACGCATTTGCTCGTGCCGCGTGTTTCTTGCTTTCCATTACCATCTCGGTAGAAGAAAAGACATATAAACACTGGGAGAGTTTAGTGGATGCAATGGGTGGACGTTGGGACAAGGTTGCCAAATATAAGATAGCCGCATTTATTGCCTATCACTATAAGCAACCCCTCCCGAAGAAGCCTTTTGATGCTAAAGACTGTCCTGGTAGGATGTTTAGTGGAGAGTTACACCGGAAATTCGATAATGCTGTCCGACACAGAACATTCCCTGTCGGATCTGCAAAACACGTGGAATGGAACGATCGCCGGATGTCCTATTTGAGGACATTTGAAAGTGCGAAAGTGAATTGTCCGCGTGCGGATGACGAGTTCGTCGATTGCGAAGTCGAGTCAACCATCGTTAGTTTGACCGATGATAAAAAGGAGGCTGGTGAAATTGGTCCTCGGGAGTTCTTCCCGTGGGACGATAGTGAGCCGGCTCCTTTAGAGGCAGGTAAAAAGTGGGGGTGTCGTAAATTGGACTGGAACGAGGCACGTAGGTCTATAAGATCCGTGGTCAAGGAGGTTTTTCCGAAGAATATTCTTCGCGAGCATCCTGACCTTCTGAAGCCGTTCTTCCCGAGCACGCGTGCATGTTTGCAGCGGGCTATGAAGTGGGGAGGAACCGCCGGACATTTTGGCGAGACTTACGTCCTTGGGCGTCGCGCACGACAGGGTGGCTGGCTAGGTGAAATGAAGTCAGCATTAGCGGAGACTACTGAAGAGTTCGGGCGTGTTTCTCTCAATTATTTAAACGAGAGAAGCAAGTTCGAACTTCGTATGGAATTTGCAAACGCAATAATGGAGAACGTCGAGGACGCAACCCGTAATAAGAGCGTTTTAATTCCAATTGGCCTCGCGGAACCTTTGAAGATTCGTGTTATCACGAAGGGTCCCGCTGAGGTCTATATGAGTCTGGCTAATGTACAGAAAATCCTAGCTGCAAAGTTGGAAGTGCATCCGACCTTTGTCCTTACGGGCAAGCAGGTTGATGTCGATATCGTTCGTGAAAGGATGGGCGTCTTACCGGAGGGAAAAGAGTTTCTCTCAGGGGATTATAGCGCTGCCACGAATAATCTTAAATCCAACTTTAGCGCCATCTACGTAGAGGAGCTTGTTGCTCATACTGGTCTTCCCAGTAGGTTTGCAAGGCTCCTCATGAAGGGTATGGTAGGCAACTACATTGGTGATCCGCACAAGATGACGCCGCTTAAACAAACGGGCGGCCAACCTATGGGGTTCATCAATAGTTTCGTAGGGCTCTGCATCTGCAATGCGGCCTTGGCGAAGCTAGTACACTGCTATGATAATGGTGGTCTTGCGACCATCGAGCAGGTGCGACTAGCTAATGTGCCAATGCTGATTAATGGAGACGATCTCCTAATGCATGCGAGCAAAGCTGGCTTTAAATTCTGGGAACAGGTTGGTTCCTTTTGCGGACTGTCATCGTCGATAGGTAAAACCTTTCACACTGATAAGTTCGCGCAGATTAATAGCCGCAATTACATCTACGAAAACGGTAGTTTTAGGAAGACGTATTACACCAACATGGGGCTCCTGGAAGGAACCTCGAAAGGGGGTGTTGATATAAGTACCCTTGGACGCGCTCAAAAGATCAGTCAGCTGGCTTCAAATTACCGCCAGCTTATGAAAGATTGCGACACAATGGCACAAAAGGCTAAGGTCCACCGCAAGTTTAATGAGTTGCACAAGGACGTGTTGACGTCCGTTCAAGGTATAGCGCGAAACGCTCCCACGTGGTGTGGTGGTCTGGGCTTCACCGGGTATATAATCCCAAGTGAAAGAGACCGTAGAGCAATGCACTATATTAGATTGAATTATAGCAAGCTCAAGCCGAAAAGCCTCCCTATGGGAGAGAAGCTTTGGTGCATCCATGATATTGCGAAGAGTCGCATCAAAGGAGAGGTCAAGGTGACAAAGGATTTGTCGTGCCCTGGCATTAAGGAGTTGGAGTCTGCCACAAATTGGCACTCAATCAACATGCTCTTCGATGACGACTTTTTAGTCGCAAAATGGAAAGATATGGAGAAGCACTCGGCATATGAGGGGGTGGATGTTAGTAAAAAGACACCGCTGATCGGTAAGACGATCAAAGAAAAGTGTTTAGATAAGTTTGGTGGAGCTGCAAAAGCGAAAAGAGAGCCTGAAAAGTTCAATGAACTTGTTCAACGCGAAATGTTAGCCTTGCAGTCCAATCTAAAACACAACGAGCGGTTATGGCAAAAGGTTCTCGCCAAGCGAGTTTTGCCAGAACCTCTTCGTCCTGAGGAGTGTCTGGAGGGCGTCTTTAAGGAGACGCTAGGAAGTGCTGTTGTATACCCATACTCAGATGATGTTCTGGAAGTCGTTGTCCCGGAGCCTACTACATCAGATGAGTGCCCGCCTGGCTATTTGCTTCGACAAGATTAGATTGTGTGTCGACTTGCAACGGACCAGTGAGCTGCCCGCAGTGGATGTTTTTTTGGATACATCGTACACTAGTGACATAGGCATGCAAAGTATACCATATGGGGTTAAAGCCGAAAGAAGTGGCCTGACCAGCTGCTATTAAGCTAAGACCCCGGTGTATGGAGGTTGCTGTAAGCTAGTCGTGATGGATTCCAATGACAGAAACGGTCGTGCTTCTTTAAGCACATCGTTGCAGCCTGGAATGTTTGTCGACATTGACATTGATTTGTCGGGGCGAAGGGGTTCGCCGCTGTACTCGACTATTCTTGATAATAGGAACTGCTCCCGGAGCAGGTTCCTCAAGTTGTCAATGAACCATAGTTGCGTATAAAGTAGTTAAGTGTGTACTAAAGTAACACACTCCGGATTGAGGCTCGC